CCTACTGGAAGTTTACGTAGATCTAACTTTTTGCTTTCATCCTTAGTAAACGAAGGAAACACACGATTAAAATATTCTACTAACGTTTCTTTCTGGTATTTCTTCTGACCCAAAAACAAAGCCTGCTCACGATATTCCTCCAAACGCTCTTTAGCAATACCTAGAGTAGCCTTTACTTGATCACCGTTAAATTTAGCACGGTGATTGACCTTAACAGCATACTTGGTTTTAGCATCTAGCGCTATTGTATGAGTATTGTTGCATACCACCCGTACAGGGGTAAAACGAATGTCGATAGAACGGCCAAACTCATGAGGATTGCTAAACAGTAAATGTCCTTCAACTTTATCTCCTCCAAAGATTTCAAACGAGTCTTTGATCTGTGCCATCGCCCACACCATCTTGCCGTGTCGTAAGGAACCAGCTGTGTGCATCTCCATATCACCGGCTTTCACAAAATCATCGAAGAACTGAAATGCTTCGATGTTCTGTACTGGGTTCCAGTTTTCAGAAATTACTGTAAGAACCTTACGATCGGTGGAGCGCACCAGGGCGCGAGCATTCGTCAGTACGTTAGTACCAGCATCTTGAAAGAACAGAGGAAGTTTTTCTACAGTCCAGTCAAGTCCGGCAGCTTGAAGCATTTGCTCGGGGGATACATCAGCTGGAACCCGTTTACCTAATCCATGCCAGGGGGTTTCACCCACATATGCCATTGAAGCCGTGCCATCTTTTGCAATCTCAAGTTCGTGTGCCATAATTTAGTTCCTTGTGTAGTGTTAATGTGTTCATTATACAGGCTCGAGCGAAGAAATCCACTCTAACGTACTGTGTCTAACTCATGAAGACGGTTATAAAAGTCTTCGTCGTTTAATTCTTGTGTATCTTGTTGAAATTGTTCGGTGTCAAAGAAGCGAAACCACCCAGTAATGATTTTTTTATCGTCTGGTGTAGGAATTCCACGGTGAGTATGGGTGAAATAGGCCGGCCAAATCAGGGTTCTTCCTATTTTTGGGGTAAACGACTGTTGCTGGTAAAAAAATTCCGTGTCACCCCCTGTTTCTACGGTGTTTAGGTAGGTCATAAAGGCCAGATGCCTGCGATGGAAGGGGGGAACCCCGTTATTTTCACAGTGCCACACCGAATAGTGTCGGTTGGGTGCGTAATGCTGCAAGTTATAAGGTTTTTCCATGACGATACCTGCACAGCCCTCCTGGGAGTAACGAAATTCTTCCTGGTATTTCTGTAAACACTCCAGAATTTCCTGTTCATAGAGAGTCATCCACACCGGACTCATGTGCTCGGAGGAAATTAGCGTGTAACCCCGTTCAAAAGCTGTGTCTTGTCGATGGAGATTTAGGTCCATAAGCTTAGATAATGCGTAACATAGATCGCTATCTATGTAATACTGACCAAAAAAATTGCTCATGAGAATATATTGGAGTAACGCTCCAATTTTTTCTGCTTACTTAATATCATTTGAGGTAGTTCTTGGGGCTGATACTGAACCACCTGGTGGGATTCCACCAAATCCAGCATACACCGTAAGTCGGCCAGTTCTTGTTTCAGGGCCTGGTGGTTGTGCTCCAGGCCAAACCGCTTAATCTTACTCACAGCCACGATGACCTCAGCGCATTCTTCGGCCAGTATCGTTAGAATTTCTTCATGCTTATTCATAACCAGCCTTTTTATGTTTGGGTTGGCGCTGGTAACGCGTTTTAACGCGCTCCACTCGTATCTTATACTTCGGGCTTCTCACGTCCTTGGCTATTGGATTCCTGCTCATACCACTCCTCCATATCTTGACACACCCAGTCGGTAAGCATTTCCTGACGATCGTATGCCTCCTGCTCCCACGGTTGGTTGCGGTAAGCGGCAAACGTGGTACCGCGATTATTACTTTTTACACCATTCCAAAAATAATACCACTTACCCTTAACCAGGTCTACTTCCAAACGCTTTTCATGAAACTGTTCGGCGTGAACCATTTCATGGGCTAATATTTCCATGGCCTTACGCCAGGGTAGATTATAACTGAGCTCCACCGTACTAGTCCTAGACCTGTAAACTCCTAGCATTCCTCCTTTAAACGACGTAATGCGAACGACCAAATTAGAAGGTACATTCAGGTAGTGCTTAAAGGCGTCTATAGTACGATTAACCACGGTAGCTACGTCTAGTGCTTTGTTACGTTTACGTCCGGCTAGCACGCTCTGGGCTAAGTAAATACCACCACCAATATGTTTGTCTGTTTTCATATCTTCCTCACAATGATTACATTATAGTAGCCCGAGGAAAATAATCAACTACGTCGTAACTTACTTTAGGTTTCATACACGATTACCCGATAAAGAATGTAAGAGGCAGTAACTAGCATCACTGCCCATTCCAAAAACGTAAATTGAGTAATCCAGGGAAAAATCCTAGGATGGTGATACCAGCGGACTAATTTAGTCATCGTTCTCTACAATCTTAAGATTATTACGGCGCTCGACAGCTTGAACTTCCCGGCGTATGATATCGATATTCTCATTACGTTTTTTAGACTCATTTAGTAAATTAGTCACATCCTCCTGTACTTCCTCCAGCGACACATACTCGGTTGCTAAGGCTAGAACCATTAATGCATGTAATTGTGTCTGATGCAACTTGATATTATCAATATCATCAAAACAGACGTCAAACCCTTCACCGTTCCACCATTCTGCAAAATGCATCGATGTGGGCTGTAACCCGTCTTTTTCAATAATGCCTACTAGGCCGTTACGACGCATGTCCATCATAGTATTTCCCCATAAATATATAACAACAAGCTTATTTTAGACTATATAAATAATTATTGCAATTAAATTTTTTATTGAACGTCCAATTACCCTCATCAGGAAAATTACATGGGTGCAACAATTTATTTAAGGACCTCGAAAGGTTCCGCTCTTACTACATCAGAACTAGATGGGAATTTTTCTAACTTAAATTCTTTCACCACTACTGTAGATGGTAACGTCGGTCTTTTAAGTCAACTTACTACCTCCGGTAACACCAGTAACTTGGTAGGTGCAGTTAATCATGTAAATGCCGATAGCGGGGTGGTAGCGTCTACTTACGGCAACAATATTAATATCCCATCTATTGTAGTAAACAGCAAGGGAAGGATTACTAGTGCTTCTAATGTAGCTATCAGTACACTAGCACAAATCAACCCGTTTCACCCTAATGTTAAGTTTACTGGTAATATCACAGAAACAAGCACATTCATTACTATATCTCAGCTTTCGGCAACTAACGGTACTATCCTAACCAGACATCTATCTGGTACCACCGCATTTACCGATAACTTAACTGACGGTCAATCAGTAACACTTCTTTTACATAATGCTAACACTTATGCAGTTACCTGGCCGGGGATGACCTGGATCAGTTCCTCTGGTAATGTAGCTCCAACATTAACTAACCGATCAGGGTTTACGTTCTTCAAACAAGCCTCCAATCTGTTCGGTATTTACTTGGGCAGTTATTTATGAGTTTTTTAATTAGAAAAGCAGGGGTACAGAAATCCTTTAATACCACATGGACAACAACATGGGGTACTTCTATTTCTACCAATCAAAGTACCAACACGGTATTTTCTACTTCATTTTCTACCAGTTTTAATACTAGCAGAAACACCACAACTACCTGGGGTACTTCCTGGACCACTTCTTTTTCTACTGCCTGGTCTTCAAGCTGGAACACTACCTGGTCTACCGAAGTATACAACTTCCCCACTACATCCTGGAATACATCTTGGGTAGAATATGCTGGTGAAAGCCCTGCAAGTCAAACTACTTTTAATACAGCACCGGCAAGCCAAAGTACCTCGGCATTTGTTAGAAATTCTTCTGTTACTGGCTGCAATGGCTCGGGTTATTGTAATGAGGCTTATTACAATGCAGGTGGTCAAATCTTTAGCAATTGCCCGGGTAGTTATTGTAACTTTGTAATTAGTAATGTATATGGAGATGCAAATGTAATAGTATTTGGTATTTCCTACAATTATTCACAAACTAACAACGTAGCTATTAATACTTCATACACCACCTCCTGGACTAGTTATAATTATTTTACTACGTATTTCAGTGAACCGAGTTATAACTACCCTTCCCGTACAACATCACGAACTACCTCGGTATTTCAGGGTAATCAAAACACATCTATAACTACGTCACAGAATACAAGTAGGAATACATCACAAGCTACCTCACAAAATACTTCATTTACTACCAGTACCTCCTTTAATACGGCATGGACATCTAACTGGAATACATCCCAAAACACTACCACCACCTGGACGTCTAACTTTAATACCTCACAAAACACCACCTATGTTACTTTTTAATAGGATAGCCTATGCATTTCGCTAAACTTGATAGTCAGGGGGTACCTATATTAACCCCTATTAATGAAAAAGAGTTAAGAGCTACTCTAACTCATATTTCTTTTCCAGCTACTATTACACCTGAAATGATGGAAGGTACCGGCTACATTTATGTTAGGTCAGGGACTATAGAAGAGTGGCCAGGATCTAACGTTACCCACCCGGCTCGTATTTCAAGCTATGTACCTGATGGACAACCCGGTGTATATAGACCTGTCTATACACGTGTAGAGGCAACCCCGGAACAAGTACAAAGTGCAACTAACAAACAATTAAATGAAGTAAGAAGGCTGAGAAGAATTAAATTTATAGAATTAGACGGGTGGGTATCCAGAGCACAGAGAGAATCTAGAATGGGTGTACCTTTAACTTACTCGTTGGAAGCATTAGATGCTTATGGTCAAGCTTTAGCCGATATTACAGAAAGTGAAGATATTTTTAACATTACATGGCCTACTATTTAAGTTTAGGATAAAATATGGATCCTAGAGATAGAGAAGCTATTGAAAGGTTTAGTTACACTTCGGATAGTGCTAACCCGGGTGATACGCCTACTGTTTATCAGGAGTTGGCTATTTCAAGAAACTTAACCCCTGGTGTGGATAAGCAGCTCGTACAACTTGCCGAAAGAATAGAAGAGTGCAAAAAGTGCCCTGAATTAAATCAATTTAAGTTTTGCCGTCAATGTGGTTGCCATATGCCTTTGAAGGTAAGAATAAAATCAGCTAGATGCCCTATCGGTAAATGGCATCCTATTGTACCTGTAAAATTTTTAGAACCAGACGATAATTAAATATTAGGAATATTATGAAATTTGCGAATCAATTGATGAGTGACCAACAAGTACAGTTTGAAAAAATAGGAACCTTAGCTACTCGATCCAGTAGAAATAAATGGGCCGAGACTGTTGAACCTATCGTCAGACAAGCATCTCCCTTCCCTATAAGCTATGATGTAACCGTGTTTAGCAAGAACATGTCTAACTTAAACTTTTCTGA